TCGCCCGTACGGGCGCGTGTCGCCGCACGCGCCGCCTCCAGCGCGGCGTCCACGTCGAACGCCTCCGGCCTCGCCCGCTTCTCGCGCACGTCCAAGGTTTTGAGCAGCTTCTCGAGTTCGTCCTCATCGAACCCCGACAGCGTGAGGTCTAGATCGTCCACGGCCTTCAGGTCGGCGAGCATCCGCGCGAGCAGCTCGTCGTCCCAGGTGCCGCTGATCTTGTTCAGGGCGAGGTTGAGGAGCCGCGCCTGTTCGACGCCCAGGTCGACGTAGATGACTGGCACGCGCTTCAGGCCGAGCTTGCGCGCGGCGATCAATCTCTGGTGTCCGCCGATCACTGTCCCGTCCGCGCGGCGCGCGATCACCGGATCGACCAGCCCAAACTCGCGGATGCTGCGCGTCAGCGCCTCGAGTTCCCCATCCGAGATCCGGCGCGGGTTCGCCGGGTCCGGGCGCAGCGCGTCGATCGCGACGTGCCGCAGCTGCATCTCGTCCTTCGTCGCTGTCTTCATCGATGCCTCCTTATGCCCAAAACACGCCTGCAAACTCGGGCTCCTCCCGCACCATCGACCGCCCGACCGCCATGGCCAGGGCGACCATGCCGTCGACGCGCTCAGTAGACTTCGCCTTGTCGATCTTCAGGTTGCCGGCAGGGTCCTGCTTCACCGCTACGTTGCTCGCCATCCAGCGCAGGACCGGGTTGCCCGCGTGGCGGAGCTTGCGCTCCAGCACGAGGCGCTCCAGCTCTTTGGTCGGCGCTGTCATCGACGCGAAGCCCTGGCCAAAGGGCACGACGGTGAAGCCGTCGCCCATCAGCTGCGTCTGCAGCTGCGTGGAGTTCCAGCGGTCGATCGCCAGTTCGCGAATGCGATAGAGCGTCGCGAGCTCGTTGATGTCGGCGCGGATCTCGTCGTAGTCGACGACGTTGCCGTCGGTCATGCGGATGAAGCCGTCGCGCACCCAGACGTCGTAGGGCACGCGGTCGCGCAGCGCGCGTTCGCGCATGCGCGCCTCGGGCACCCAGAAGAAGGACAGCACGTCGCCGTCCTCCGGGAAGTAGAGTTCGAGCGCCGTGAGGTCCGTTGTCGACGAGAGGTCGAGCCCGGCGAAGCAATCCTCGCCCTTCAGCGCCTGCGGGTCGCAACTGGCATCGTTCTCGTCCCAAACCGCCATGTCGAGCCAGCGGTCAGCCTGCTCCGTCCACTGGCACAGGTAGAGCCGGCGGAAGGCGTTCTGCTGGCCGGGGACCTCCCTCGCCCGCAGTGCGGCGGTGCGCATCTCATCCAGCGAGCGGAAGTCGCCGAGGGCGGGGTTGGCCCGCTGCCAGACGTCCTCGTCGAGCCAGTCCGCGTCCTCCGGTGCGCTGTAGAGGACGGGGAGGAAGCTTGGGTCCTGGATGATCCCGTCCCGCACCTTGTGCGCGAAGTCGTGCAGCTCCCAGCAGATCGAGTGGCGGTCCCAGCCGGCGGTGGTGATCACGAAGATGATCGGCTGCCTGCGGGCGCCGGTCGAGGTCGCGAGCACGTCATAGAGCTCGCGGTTCGGCGCGGCGTGCAGCTCGTCGTAGATCACGCCCGAGGCGTTGTAGCCGTGACGTCCCGCCGCCTCCGCCGGGATCGCCCGGTAGACGCTCCCCGACGGGCGGTGGACGATCGTCTTGCGGCTGTCGACGACGTCGCACACGGCGAGTAACTCGCGGTCGTTGCGCACCATCTGCGCCGCCACGCCGAAGACGAGGCCCGCCTGGTCGCGGTCGACCGCAGCCGAGTACACCTCACCACCCGCCTCGCCGTCGCCGATGAGCAGGTAGAGGGCGATCGCCGCGGCAAGCTCGGTCTTGCCGTTCTTGCGCGGGATCTCAACGTAGCACGACCGGTACCGGCGCCGTCCGTCCTCGCGGAGCGTCCCGAAGAGCGGCCTGATGATCTCCTGCTGCCAGGGCCGCAGGTCGAAGGGCTGTCCCGCCCACTCGCCCTTCGTATGCGTGAGGTTGTTGATGAAACGCACCACGCGCGTCCCCGGGTCGAGTTTCTTCTTCGCTAGAGCAGGCCTGCCCACTTCGACTCCTCCTCCAGCGGGCTCGTTGCGTGGACGCGGCTGCGCGCCGCCGGGGTCATGCCGAACTCACCGAGCATGAGCCGCACCTGCTCGCCCGCCTTGTTGGCGATGGCGACGTAGGGCGACTGGACCGGATAGCCGCTGGGGCTCTTAATGACGACGCCGTACTTATGGATCGCTTCAATGGCCTCGATCCAGCGCGCGTAGGCCTCGCAGTAGAGCGCCAGGGCGGAGCGGTCGATCTTCGCCAGCAGGCCCAGCGCGGCGAGGTCGGGCGCGATGCGCCGCCACTCCCGCTTCCCGAGGCGGCTTAACTCCGGCGGACAGCGGGGGATCTCGGTCTTGAGGACGGGTTCCGTGCGGTTGGCGCGGTCCTTCCTGAGCGTCCCGCGGATCAGTTTCAGCTTCGTCGGCAGGGGCTTCGCCCCTCGTGTCGCCATGCCCTGACCCCCCCTGACCTAATCAGGCAACGCGCGTGTGACACGGCGCGACCGCCTCCCGACATGCGTATCCTCCAAAAAATCCGACCGCCTCCCCCACCGGCCGTCGACGCGCGCCGTCTTGCTGGAGTGATGGCGGTGACAGAGGCCGCGCAGGTTGGACGGGTCGTCCGAGCCGCCGGCTCTGCGCGCGACGATGTGATCGACGTCGATCGATGGCCTAGCGCATCCCGACGGGTCGCAGCAGACCGGATCGCGTTCGAGGATCAGAAGGCGGAGCTTGCGCCAGCCGGGATACGTGATGCGCACGCGCGGATGCGCTGCGTAGTAGCGACGCTTGAGGTCGTGTTCGTTACAGCGGCCTGCAGGGACGAGGCGCGGGCACAGCGGCTCGGGGCAGGGCTTGCACGGTGCTGTGGGCATCAGTGCGCTCCTGTGCAGGAACAGCCACTGCTACCATCAGCACTATGCAAGAGGAGACACCACCTCTCGAGCCAGCGCTCGACGGCAACACAGTGGCGGAGATCATCCTTGAGTCGTTCGCCAGCGCGCTGATCGACTGGTGGTATCTGTGGCTGGCGATGCTCGCGGTGATCGTCGCGCTCGCCCGGCTGCAGGGCTGGAGCCGCCGGGTCGAGGCGCGACGCAGGGCCGAGCGACGAGAACGTGCCCGTATCGAGCGAGCTGAACAGCGTGCGCGGCGGCCCTAACACGATTCGGTCATGGTGTGCGCGAGAAACGGCAAAGGCCCTCCTTCGCAGAGGGCCACAATGGGCACGAATCTGAGGGCACTAAGGCCACGACTTCGCTCAGTCTAACGCATCGCGTTCTGTTCTTTCGCGCTTGTTTCGAGCCTTACGATCAGCCATGGCCGCGTGACGAGTTCTGCAAGCTTCCGGTTGCACCGACAGCATCGTGGGCGCGACCTGTCCTGGCGACTCCTGCGCTCATCGTCGATGCCTAAACGCGGCACCTGCGAGAAGGTCGCCTAGGGCGAGTCGGAGGCCCTATCTAGGCTTTGCCAGATTTGTTGGAACGCCATCGCGTCTCCCTCAAGTGCGAGGCGGAAGTCTCGCGGCGTCGGCACGCGCGGTAGGATTTCATGACGCCGCACATCCCAGATCGCTGGCTGAAAGGCGCGATTCTCATAGGCTTCATCACTAAGAAACTGGATCACCTGTCGGAAGTGGCGCGTTGGCTTGGGGGCAGTTAAAACGAGCTTGAGGGCGAGGTTGTCGCCGCCGTACTTCATGCCGATTTCTGCGGTCACATTGATCGCCAGCCCCGCGAGATCTACATGACTTGGAGGGATCGCGAAGAACTGCGCATCACGCTTCTGCCAGAAGTCGAGATAGGCCGCGCTGATGACCCTGTAATGTTCGGCCTTGCCGCGTGCCTTCTGTCGGGCAACCATCGGATCGATGGCGGCCTCAAACGCTTCTAGGCCATGACTCCCCGGCTGCCAGTGGGTCTTTCGCAGAGTGTTTCGCAGATCGAAGTAGTAGTCCCGCTGCGCGTAGCTCGTCGGGTCACTTCGGTACAGCCGAGCGTCTCGGACGACCCGAACGCGCTGGCCCATCGTCGCCTCGGAGAAGCGAGCGAACGCGGCGACTGGGACGTTACGAATTTCCATGTACCCCCCCTCGTTTTCTGGTAGGTACCCCCCAAATTGTGGGG